CTATCGCTGCATATGCATCAAACAACATAGAAAAATACCTGTCGATACAAGGATCAGTCATGCGCCAAACACCCGATGATGTGCGACGAACAACACAGAACATAGTCTCTGCTGGCAAGACTCTCAACATGCAGACACTGTGTCTCGACTACAGCTCATTCAACAACACCCACACGACCAGGATGCGGGCAGCTGCCAATGCCAGCATGGCGAAGGCTTATCGTGCCATGCGCCACACGGAACCTGCTGCTGCGGCAACATGGATGACTGCGGCACACTACAACCACTACATAGACGGGATCTTGAGCAACCAGGGTTTGTCAAGTGGTGAACGGGACACCGCTCGAGACAACACAATGCTACACAACGTATACATGCAAATGGCCTTCAATCAGGCTGCAGAAAACTATGAGCACTGGAAGAAGCCAGCCACCTGGCAGATGTGCGGCGATGATGAGATATGCATTGGTGTAGAGTGGGACTCAGCTCTCATATACATGGCCACACTGCAACTCCAAGGACACGCTCTACAACCACGCAAGTCAATGCTGAGCAATGAGACGGGCGAGTTCCTGCAATACAACATGAGGACAGATGCCGACACCATACCGCAACAGCCAGTGTGCCCCAACCTGATCAACTTCATCTCAGGTTCGTGGTACAAGACTGCAAATTACAATCAATGGGAGTATCCGAGTCAGGTGGCCGCTGCTGCCGCTAGCTGCGCGAGGAGAGGGGCTAGCCACACCACGATGCAGAAGCTGGCAATCTCGACCTGCTCATGGCTTGGGAAGGGCACGACCTGGCGAAGGAATCTCAGTGCAACCCCTTTCTTTGGAAGCCAAGGTAGTTATATAAGGCCGGGCTCTAAGCCCTGCCGCCTTGCCCGTGACGCTTACTTAGATGCCAAAGCTCCCGCCGTCCGGGATTATACTGACCACATAGCAAGACGGTTCGCACTTGACCCCGGCGAGCGCCGAGCGGTTGCAGACTTCGCAACAGACAACATCTACGGATCAATAGCTGTTGACAAGCGTGCCCACAGTTATGAAGACATAATGGTGGATGACCTCTCAAGAGTCTCGCTGACACAGGAAGTGCGGCTGCCAGCCGACGTCAAGAGCCTGTGGCTCAAGGCGGCTTCTGCGAAACGATATGACACAGCTACGTGGATGGCGGTGCAATTGGGGCTACCATTAAACCTAATCAAGCGGATAGGCCTGGACACAATCGTCAAACGCGCAACCAACACAATGAGGAAACATGTATCGATGCAAGAAACTATCCCGCCTCTGTGCGAGATGACACCACAGCAGTTGGCTCTCCTACCAGGTGCGATACTGCCATATTTCAATGTGTAACGTGTGACAATTCCGAAAGGAATTGAAATACCCCACTGTTTTACCC